CGTCTATGATGAGGAGTACAGGTATATTCTGCAGGGGAATGTCTCGCCGAATGCTACGACTTCTCAGCTCCAGCTAGCGGACGCATCGAATGCTCTTCTTCAGGGGCAGCCGACGGTAGCTCAGCATGGTATGGGGATCTGCCCGGTCGTCCGGTTCCTGTATGAAGTTGACCTGGACGGCGAGGAAGACTGTATAGGTGAGATCGAGCCGATCATGCCTATCCAGGACCAGATCAACTTCGATACGTTCAACCTGATGATCTCTACGCAGTTCGCCGCGTTCCGGCAGAGGTACGTCGCGGGTATGGCTCCGGTCGATGAGGATGGCAGAGAGCAAGCGCCATTCCGGCCCGGTGTAGACCGGGTATGGGCGTCGGACGACCCGGCTACTAAGTTTGGCGAGTTCGGGGAGACCGCACTACAGCCGTACTCGCTGGTGCGGGAAGATGGCATACGGCATATGTCGACAATCTGCCAGGTACCGCCATACCACCTGCTCGGTCAGGTTGCGAACATGTCTGCCGAAGCGCTCGCTGCGGCGCGGGATGGTTTCGATCGGAAGGTTGAGGAACTTCAGGCTGCCCTAACTGACCCGTGGCGAAATGTCTTCAGGCTTGTAGACCTAGCATCAGGAAATGATAAAGGATGGAACGACCTGTTCGGCACGATCGTATGGAGGGACACGTCGGCGCGGGCATTCACGTCAACGATCCAGGGTCTTGTCGCTATCGCACAGCAACTTGGCGTACCGGCGACGGAGCTATGGCAGAGAATCCCCGGTGCCACCGCGGATGATGTTGCTTCCTGGCAGCTCGCGTACCAGAGGCAGCAGGCTCGGGAGATAGTAGAAAATATGATTCAGCAGCAGGCGGCAGCGGCCCAACAGGCTGCTGCGGGCGGCGTTCCTCCGGGTTCGGTACCTCCCGGGCAGGCTCCTGGTGCTGGTGTAATTCCGGCTGGTGGGGTTGGTCCTATCTCGCCGCCGCCGCCGGCATTGCCTCCTGGTTCGCCTCCTGCTGGGGGAGGTCCGGCTCAGCCATGATGATCCCCGTTCCCGCTAAGCAGGCATCCGACCTGCTATTCGATATGTACCAAGGACACCAGAAGTTGATCGCGGCTCGGGCTTCGGCGGCCATAGGGTCATTTTGGCTTTCAATAATCGACCCGGCGTACTTTAGTGATACTTGGACTCGTTTCAGCCCAATCTTGAGAGGCATCATTGATACGCACTATCAGATGTCTGCTGCTGACGCTAGCAATTATTATGGTCTGTCTCGTGCCGTTGCTGGTTTTGTCGGCCCTAATGTTCCTGGCAGCGATCTTGCTGGCGGTTACCTTGAGACAATTACGGACAAGGTAGGTAAGGGCTCATTCTACCGGCAGATCGATAGCGGCAAGTCCGTGGCGGCAGCCTCAGAGATAGCTCGGCGCGGTCTAATGGGCACTTCGGTGCGGGTCGTTCTTAATGGCGGACGTAATACGGTAACGAATGCAGCAGCGGGGGATAATGTTGCTACTGGCTGGGAACGTATTGTTGAATCTGGTCCCTGTGCCTATTGTGCTATGCACGCTGCTAGCGGTGGTGTACGTAAGGAACAATCGTTTTCATTTCGTGCGCATGATTACTGTACGTGTCTGGCTCGCGTTGTATTCAAGGGTCAGAGTTCGGCTAATGTTGGCCTCTCTGAAGAGTGGGGACGGACGACGGTGGGTAAGAATGGGAAGGACGCGGTAGCGGCCTGGAATCAGTATTGGAGTGAGAAGAATGGCAGCAACGGGAACGGCAGCGGCGGGGCAGAAGCTACGCCAGCGCCTACAGCAGAAGGGGCAGGCAATGCCCCCGTCGAAGACCAACCAGTCGGACTCGCCTAGATTCCCCATCCAGGGGCGGACGGGTCCGAACTCGCTGGCATCGGCAATCAAGGCGGTTGGCCGGGCGAAGCCGAACACGCCGGCTGAGCACAACAAGGTCCGCGCCTACATCAAGCGCGTAGCCAAGGCGAAGGGCTGGCACTCAGACATCCCTCCGGCCTGGAACAAGAGCGGCGGCAAGTGATGTCGTCTCCGCGGTGTGAGCCGGCCCTGCTGCGGAACGGCATACATATCACGATCCTGGATGTCGATGAGGACTCCGGGTGGCCTATTGCCGAAGTTCCGGGCCTGGGCCTAGTCCCGGTCGATCCTGTTACGATCCAGGAGGGGTGGGATTATGACCGAGATGATTGACGCCAACGTCAGCGCTATTCCGGACGAGCCGGTTCAGCAGTCGGTCCTGTTCTTCCCGGCCGGGAATGACGTTCAGGTGACGGTGAGTTACCCGAACATTTCCGACGGTACTGGCTGCCAGTCGGAGTTCTACTACAAGACCGACCGGACGACTCCGGACACGGACCTGACCACGGTGGTATTCACTTCCCCGGTTATCATTGATCCGGATAACGTCGGGGCAACGATGTCAACGTTCACGATCGACGCTGCGGACAATTCTGCGTCCGGGGCATTCTGGTGGAGGGTCGACTTCCTGGACGCGGGTGATCTTCGGACAACCGTAGGATTCGGAACGCTGATAGTGGAGGCCGTATGATGGCGCAGAAGCCTGAGCACACGAACATGCCTGAGCAGCTTTTGCGGTACTGGACATCTGGTCCTGGCGCGGCTAAGCTACACTGGGGAGTTCCTGGTGACTTCGATGCCTGCGTAGCAACGTTGTCGAAGTATGTATCGCCGGGAATGGTCAAGGGGCTATGCGCAAACATCCACCGGCATGCGACCGGCGGCTGGCCGGGGCACGCTCCTGGCCTTGAGGAAGCCCTTACAAAGGCCAGGGGAAAGAGGGGCTAGACTTCCGGGCCGGGATAGGTTATAATCGCGGTAGACATAGGACTGGAGGGGTTCGGTGAGCGAGATTGAGGTGAGAGAAGGCTCCGTGCGGACTTCGCCGACCCAAATGAAGACTCGCGGTGGTAGGCCCCCTCGACTTGTCCCTGCTACTGACGCCGCTCTGAGGGCAACTCAGCCTGAGCAGGATATCGTCGTTCTGCCGGCCGTGATCAATCTCACGATCTACCAGGGCGATGACTTCTGGCTTGATATGCTGGTCACGGATCAGAATAATGCTGCCGTTGACTGCTCTCAGTCAGCGCCTATGTCGCAGATCCGGCCTGCTCCTGATGACCCTAACATTATTGCTAATCTTGATGTCGAAGTCGACGCGACGACCCACAACCTGCTTCACCTACACCTACTTTCCTCGGACTCGAACCAGCTGCCGGTTTTGGCAGCCTGGGATGTTCAGCTGTCTGTCCCGAGCATCACGACGCTCGCCTATGGCACGGTTACCGTGGTCTTGCAGGTGACGGAATGACAGCCGAGGTCTTCACGCCGTATCAGGTCAGCGTACAGCTGCCTGGTACGCAGGGGCCTACCGGGCCACAGGGGCCTGTCGGCCCACAAGGACCAGCGGGTCCGCAGGGACCGCAGGGAGCTACTGGTGCTACAGGGGCCACCGGAGCTACCGGCGCAACTGGCCCGGCCGGTACGCCGGGTGTGCTGTGGTTCAACGCCAAGACGCAGTACGGTGCCGACAGTACCGGCGCGGCCGATGCTACAACGGCCATCCAGAATACCATCAATGCTGCGGGGGCGGCTGGTGGCGGTATCGTCTACTTGCCATATGGCAGCTACAAAGTTTCAGCTCAGCTGAATATGACGAGCCTGAATAACGTTACCATTCTTGGTGATGCACAGGCTACTTTCATCAAGCCAACTAGCGCAATAACAGGGGCCGTCTTCTCGATTATTGGCGGTAATGCCAATAGCGTTAGTAACTTGGTGATTCAGTACGCATCCACAACCGCTTCATCGAACCCGGTTTGTAATTCGATCAGTTTTGGTCATTCGACTAATGCCGGAGTTTCTAATGTTGAAGTGTTCTATGGCAATGGGTACTCTGTAATTGCAGCATCTGATTCTGTCGGCGATAGTCTCTACCCGGTGATTGATCGAGTCCACTCATATTCTTGTAATGCTGGCATTCTGCTGCAGGGTACTGGGTCTGCTGACAACTTGCTGTATGCTCTGGTAACAAATTGTAAATTTGAAAATTGCCAAACAACTCCTGGCATTTACATTCTGGATGCTATTGGCGTTCATATAGTGAATGTCGCTGGTAGCGGCAACCTTGCAAGTATGATTATCATTTCCGGCCTTTCAAGTTCGGTGACTATTGACAACGTTAATTGTAATGTTGCGCCTAGTTCTGGAAGTTCTCTCCTGATACAGGCTAACTCCGGCAATAGCCCGTTCAACATTATGGTGTCGAACTCGATCATCCAGAGGGGCAACTATCCGCTCCAGGTTACCGCCGGTAAGCAGATTTCATTCAACAACTGTATAATTCAGCAGGGCAATATACATGGCGCTATATTCCAGAATACGCCTGATCAGGTTCTATTCAGCAATTGTATATTCGCGTCGAATGGCTTGACTGCAGGTGCGTCTAACCGTGACATCTTCTGGGGATCTACGGCTAACATCACTATTACGGGTTGTTCATTCAACACCCCGATTGGCACAGGAGCCGGCCAGGTCGCTACATCGACTGATCTTCATTACGGAACCACTACTGTTATTGGCTGCTTCTTTGTGGGTGGCGCGGGAACTGCGTTCGCCACTC